TAGTAGCCGTGGTGAACGAGCCCAGCGTCCACGTTCCGATGCTGGCGCTCGGTGGGGTGGCGTAGGTGAACGACCAAGTGCCGTAGTAGTTCTGGGGCAGGAAGTAGAACGTGCCGTCAGGTCGCTGGAAGAACGAGCCGATGTCGGTGTCGGTAATCTGCTGAATGAGGTCGAGCGCCGTCGAGGAGTCGATAGGCGAGTCCCAGTAGTAGGGCTCAGTCGAGGCGTAGCCCTTGTAGGTCGCAGAGCCGTAGGCGACGTAGTTCTGGTAGCCGTTGGCGATGTAGTAGTTCGGGACGTTGAGCGACGAGAGCGCCGAGGTCGTGCCGCCGGTGATAGATCCAAAGCCAGCCAGGGTGAGCACCTCGGCGATGCGGTCTCCCGAGTAGACCTTTGTGGAAGTCACGGGGAAGCCGAGCTGGAGCATCGTCCCAGCCCTGTAGCGCTGCTGAACTTCGGCGGTCAGGGTGGACAGGCTCGACAGGTTCGAGACCACGATTTCGTCAATGTAGCCGTTGTAGGAAGCCGACCCTGAAACCGTAGCGCCGACGTTGAGGCCGCCGGTCACGAGGTTCAGGTAGGTTCCGGTCAGGCTGGTGGGGAAGAACTGACCGTCGCAGTAGAGGTTCACAGTTCCCGTCGAGCCGGAGCCGATGACGACCAGGCCGACGTGATGCCAGTAGCCGTCGTTCACCTTTGGCGCACCCGAGATAGACACGGGCGTTCCGTTCACAGCGACAGCGATGTAGCCGTTGGCGTTCACGGACATAGTCACGTTATTGGAGTTCGAGCCGCCGTAGTTGGTGAAGAGAATGGTGTTGCTGTTGGTCTGCTGGCCGAGTATCCAGAAGTCGATTGCGCCGTAGTTGGGGCTCGAGAACGTGGGGACGATGTTCACCGAGCCAGAAGCCACGTTGCCCTGACCCGAGAGGCTGACACAGCCGTCGGTGTCGTAGATGAGCGCCCCGTGGTTTGGGTATGCCACCAGTCCATTGAACGTGCCGTTCTTGCCACCGACGTAGTCGTAGGCGGTGGTGACGTAGGCCACGCCTGAACTGGTTGCCGAAGCGCCGGAGGTCGTAGATACGCCCGAGACAGTGAATGAAGTCGAGTCGGCTGCGGAGATAGTGGCGTTCGCTTGGTTGAGCGTGGAGAGCCCAGCCAGACCGGTCACTGTGACAGTTGAGCCGACGGCGAACGTGGTGTTGGTATTGACGACCTGGTACTTGATTGACGAGCTCGACAGCGCCGTGGCAGCCGTCACAGTGGCGACGGAGTAGTTCGAGCACCGATACCAGTTCGATACTGAGGTCGAGGTGGCGTACTGCTTCCAGAACGAGGGGCGGTAGAGGTACTTCAGGCTGAGGTACTTCAGCAGGTCGCTGGCCTCTACGTCGAGGTCGGAGTTCAGAGCGTCTGACAGTTTCTCCGTAATGGAGTCGATGATGCCCCAGAATACGTTGTAGCCCGTGCTCGCCCACGTTCCGGTAATGGCGATAGGCAGGCGAGGGGTAATGACGTTCGGAGATCCGTTGAAGAAGCCGTCTCGGTTGTTGAGCGTCATCTTCAGCGTGGTGGCCTCGATGCGGTCTAGGTAGTGCTGCTTTCCCGTCTTGGTGGTGAAGTCTCGCAGGTAGACCGAAGCGTCAGTCCAGTAGTTCACGCCGCCGTACTGCTGGACGAACGAGACCTGATTGGCCGTAGCCAGGGTGTTGCCGCCCAGCGTGGGGTTGAAAGCGATGTAGACCTTGATTGCTGGAAGCGAGGGGAGCGTCACGACAGCCTGCGCTTGGTGGTCGGGGCAGGCTTAGGGCGCTGGGCGTTCGGCCCGTAGAGGTTGCCCATAGTGCGAGCCTGCTTCGTCTGAGCGGTGCGGATAGCGTTCGCCACGGCCTTGATGAAGTTGGGGTCACGGATTAGAGCGTCGGCGATGATACCGACCTCGATTTCAATATCCCAGCTCGTGTTAGCGCCGGTCAGGTCTGCGTCGAACGTCTCGGCCATTACTTGACTACCTTAACTCGCACTGTGTGAGTGGTGAGGTTGCGGAATGGGCCAGGGTAGTTCGGCATCGTTGGACGCTGCGATGTGGACACGCTTGACCCGCTTGACCCGATGAGTGGGATTTTAGGGATCTGTGGGCCGCCTGGCAGAAACTGCAGACCCTTGTTTGCGATAGAGGTAGCGACGTTTGCCGTGAAGCCTAAGAAGTCCAAGGCTCCCAGAAACTTGTTCTTGCTCATCTCGTTGCGCACTTTTTGCTTGTCGGTTTCTGCGTTGGAATAGACCTTAGGAATGAGCGAAGCGGTGAGAAAGGCTCCGGCGATGCCGAGACCGATAGGGCCTGCCTCTACGCCTGCGGCCTCGATGCCAAAACTACTGGCGATGCGCAGACCGATGCTGGCAATTTTGGATCCAAGAGCTCCGGCGAACACAGCGCCCAGCACGTCGCCGATGTTGCTAACGGCGGCAGGGTGCTTTGAGAGGTAGTTCATAGCGCCCGTGATGTCGTTCGCCGCAGTCTGAATGTAGGGGATGAGCGTCAGGCCGAACGTGGTGGCGGAGTTCACGAACTTGGTCTCGATAATCTTCATCTGCGTATCGAGTTGCTTTGAGGCCACGCCGAACGCCGTATTTAGCCCCGTGCCAGAAGCCTTGCTCAGATCATTGACGTTCTTAGCCAGAGTGCCGACGTGGTTTGCCAGCGTCGTGACCAGACCGACAGCACCAGGGCCGAACGTATCGGTGATAAGGGTGTTCATCGAGACGCCGGTTTTCTTGGAGACAGTCTCGAGGTATTGGAGCGTGTCCACCAGACCAGTGCCAGGGTGACGGGCAATCTTGGCCAGCGTGTCGGCGTTGATGCCCAGAGAAGCCATAGCCTTAGCCGAGCGAGCCGTGGGGTTCTCAATCTTGTTCAGACCGGTGGCCAACTGGGTGTAGGACTTGGCGGTTGCGTATCCGGCAGCCGAGGCCACGTCTGAGACTGCGGCCATTTCTGCGAGGCTCACGCCTTGAGCTGCGAGTGCGCCTCCGACCTTGCCGGTGAGGGTCTGGGTCAGGCTGTCCAGCGATCCGAGGTGGCGCTTGTTTGCCTCGACCATAAGGTCAGACACTGCGGCGACGGACATTCCCTTGGCGATTTGGAGGTTCTGGATACCTACCAGAGTCTGCGTAGTCTGGGCCACGTCGCCCCCAGTGACCACGGCCTGCTTTGCGGCGGCGGTGACGAGGTTCTGAGCTGCGGCTCCCTTAATTCCGGCCTTAGAGACCTGAAGATAGGCGGCGGCGATGTTGGCAGAGGAGATGCCCGTGGCGCTCGAGATGCCGAGAATGGACTGGCCTGCGGCGTCGGCCTGCTCTTTGGTCAGCCCAGCCTGGTTCTGAAGTTTGTCCAGCGCCTCGTTGAACTTTAGGGCGCTATCGACAGCGAAGCCAGCGAACGCTATGCCAAGCCCAGCGACAGCAGTTGTGGCGGAGTTCGTGAACTTGCTGAACTTCGTCCCAGATGCGTCAGCAGCCAGACCGAACTTGCCCATTTTGTGCTCAGCCTCGGTCATCTTCGCCATAAACTCTTTAGTGTCGGCGAGGAGCGTGGCAATCACTGGGGGCAGAAGTGGCATTGGTTTCCCTTAGAGAGTTTGCGCTGCCGTGACGAGGTCAGCGTAGAGGCGTTGGAGTTGGTCTTGGGACTGCTCGAGACCAGGCTGTAGGAACGGGAACGGGCGAGTGGTGTAGTACGGGAAGTGGCCCGTGCCGGTGTAGCCCAGTTCTACCCTGCGCCCATACTTGACAGTTGGGCCGGTCTGCGAGACCCACGAGGAGCCCTGCCGTCCGACGTAGGTGACACGGATCGAGCGCTGTAGGTTGCCGGTGCGACGGGTCGGGACTGGCCAAGCGTCAGAGCGCCAGGCATCAGTCGCCTGCGCTTCCTTGCCACCGATGAACTGCTTGCGAGCATTACCGGCGATGACCTCACCGCCTTGGCGCACGAACTTCTCGGTGGCGGCGTCCACCTTGCGCTTCTGGGCTTGGATGCCAGCGTCGAACTTGCCGAGCCCCGAGACTTCGATACCGCTAGCCATTGGCCACCTCCTGCTCGGTGCGAGCGATTGCGAGGAGCCAGTCCGTCACCTGTTTGGGCTGAGAGAGGAAGTCCTCGTGACTACCGCCATAGACCTTGCGGAAGCGGTGCTCTCGGTAGTAGTCCAGCAGCTCAGGGTCTACCTCGGTGGACTTACCCTCGAGGGCGGCCTTTAGTTTCCCGAGTCGGCGGTAGGCGCTTTTGGGTCTACGTCGGGCTCCGTGTTCACCGTAGATCCGTTGAACTCGACACCACAGGCCTCAGAGAGTGCGTCGAACGTTGCTTTGGGCAGGTCGAGCGCACTCTCCAAGGTCGGCAGGTCGCCTAGTGTCCACTGCTTCACCAGACCCACGATGAGCTGAGCCTGATAGCCGTCGAGGTTCGCCTGGTCGTCCTCGGAGATGTCGGCGAAGAGGCCCCACGTCTTGGGGTCTTGGTCGTCGAAGCCGAGGGTGGCGAGTTTGGCGGCGGTTCCGGCTGCTCGCATATAGGCACGAGAGATAGCCCGAGACGTGCGCTCGGTGATTTCTTCTCGGCTGGCGATGACAGCAGACTGGTTATTGGGCAGTGAGACGATAGGCATTGTTTCCCTTTCTTAGTGATGCTTTAGTACGAGAGTGACGTTGCGTTGATGACGGTGGCCTGAATAGGACTGTAGCCGGTGGCGGAGTCCGTTTGGTTGGCGTTGGCCGTGAACTCGACTTCGAGCTCGGTGTATTCCTTGCCACGGGTGCGCTTGATGTTGTGGATCTGCGCCGCCGACATCGTGAACGCTACCGAGTGCTGAGTGCCAGAGGTTGCGTCGTTGGGGTCAGTCAGGGTGACGACGATAGCCTCGGGCGAACGGGTCAGACCGTACGCACCGGAGCCGGTGGAGAACACGTCAGCCGTCGAGTTGATGACGAACGTGAACTTGCCGGTCACTTCGATAGGGCCAGCGAACAGGTTGTAGGGGGCCTGAGTGCCGAGCGTGAAGATTGGCTGGGTCTTGCGGTTGATGCTGATTTCACCCGTCGAGACGTTGGTGTACGTCGTGCCGCCGATTGAGACCACGGTGTTCCAGGCTGGGATGAGGTGCTCGGCAGAGAGGCTCTGCGTAGCGAACACGGTCGGGGCGCTGGTGTAGGAGGTGTAGGGATTGCCCATATACTTCACAGTTGCCTCGGCAGCAGCGTCAGCGCCGAACGTGAGACCAAGCGTGTCAGCCTGTGCGCCGGTCACAGTGAAGTAGTTAGCGCCGTCGAAGTCCAGAATGGAGTAGGTGGGGGGCTGTGAGCCGGTGGACGGGCTGTTCAGCACCTTGATTGTGTGGCTGTAGGGGCCTGAGCCGGTCTTGGTGTCCGTGCCACCGAGAATGGAGCGGAGCAAGACGGGGAACGTGTCAGCGAAGAGAAAAGTCTTGAATTCAAATTCATCGTGACGTACGGCGGCCACCTGGTCGTAGACAGTCGTGGGGGAGCCACGAAGCGCCTCGTCTCGCAGGAACATCTGGTTGGGGGTGATCTGTGGCGTCGTGACGGGCAGCCAGTAGCTCGTGCCAGACGTGGGGAGCGTTCCCTCGGTGGTCTCGATGACCATTCCGAGGTACGAGTTTGCTGTTAAGAATGGGCCGGCCATTGGAGTTCCTTAGTTCGTAGGGGTTGGTTCGGTTGATGCGGTTGCGTCCGTCACAGGGGCTTCTGGGGCGGTCACAGGGGCTTCTGCTGGTGCAGGAGTAGGGGTGCTGGCAGTCCAGCGTCCGTCGGCTGGGTCAGTGTCGAGCACGGTCACGTTGGGGATAGCGACGAGCACGTTTCCCGAGGTGTCGAGGATGTTGGGGTAAATGCGCTCTTCCGAGCCGGTGTAGGTGAATGACATTTCGTTCCTTATGAGATGTAGGAGTTGGAGTTGGTGATTTCGATAACACGGACTCGCACCGTTGAAACTACCTGAGTCACTGAAGCGGATCCGTTGATTTGACGGGGGTAGTAGGACGTGACTTCGATGTCCTGGCCGCCGTTGGTCAGACCCTCGCCCCACTGGAAGATAGGGCCGTTGCCGCCGCAGTTCTTTGATGCTCGGATAGCGTTGGTGAACGAGTCCAGAAAGGTCTCGGCGTCCACGCCAGCGTCCTCGGTCTTGCGCTTGTTCGAGCGGAAGATACAGGTGAACACCACCTCGTAGACGATTTCCTTGCCGCCACCCGTAGCGCCCGTGAGCTCGATGCGCTTCTCGTTCTGCGTCTCGATGTAGGGGTAGACGATACAGCCCTGCTGGTGGCCTGGGTCTTGTCCCTCGTAGAACTCGCCCTCGGGGGTGAACTTCGCTGGGAAGTTCTTGACCTCGGACAGATAGGTGATGCCAGCCGAGTTGAGGTAGTTGATGAACTGGGTGCGTACCGTTGTCCGGCTCACTGGCGACCGCCGATGACCTTGAAAGGCTCGAGGAGGTCGTAGGCCAGCATCATATCGTGGGTCGAACTTTCCGTCCGGCCTGAGACCGAAGTGGGCTCGCCGATTTCGTTGATGACCAGACCGCCCTGTCCACGCTCCTTGACCAGAGCGACGACCAGGTGGATGACCGCCTGCTTCACGGCTGCTGGGAGCGTTGAGGTGTTCACGCCGAGGCCGTGGTTGTAGAGCAGGGGGCTCTTGAGGGTGATGACTTTGCCCGTAATCGAGGCAACTCCGACGTACTCGTCGTTCATCCCGTCCCAGATAGAGAAGTTCATTCCGGCGTAGAGGCCGGTGGTGTCATTGACCGTGATAGTCGTGGCCCCAGCCGTAGCGGAGGCCGTCAGGAATGAGTTGTACCAGCCGTTGATGTAGGTGTATTGACACCACATATTGGTCTGATAGCCCCAGCGTCCACCGGCGATGCCGAGGGAGCCGAAGTAGAGGCCGAGCGTCGAGGGCGCAGTTAGGATGAACTGGTCACGATCTATGGCCACGTTGCTCGTGGAGATAGTGATTTCCTGAAGCCCAGAGCCAGGCCCCCAGCCGACCTGAACGTCGGTGACTGCCAGGATAGGCGTGAACGAGGGGCTGAACGTGATGTTGCCGTCTCGGTTCGGGCGATACCAGCCGTTCTCAGTGTTGCTCGTAGCGTTGAGCGAGCCCATTTTGCCGTAGCAGAAGATGTCGGCCATAGACGAGGCTCGCTTGATGAGCTCGAGGAGTGCTCGGTCTTGTGCCAACTGGTTAGCGTTCTCGATGAGGTTCGAGAAGTCAATAGCCGAAGCGGTGGGGCTGAACTTGACTTCGTTGAGCGAGACGTAGGGCTCGATTAAGCCCTCGGTCTGAAAGAACGGTGCTACGACCATTTAAGCCTCTTCTAAGTTCGTGCCGCCGCACTTGCCGCATCGGTCACGGATGAGTGCGTTGAAGCCACAGTCCGTACAGGTGAAGCCCTGGCGAACGTGGCGGAAGTTCGTGCCAGCGACAGCGAAGTCGCCGGACTTGACCAGTGCTCGAGCGGCTGCTCCCTCGACGTGGAACGTGCCGTCTTTCTGCATTGGTATTACTGCTCCGTCGTTGATAGTCACCTCTTTGAGGTTTCTGTCGGATCCAACGAGTCGCATATTTCTCCTTTCACGACTGGGAGGGGAGCAAGGCGGTGGGGGAAAGGGGAATGAAACCCCACCGCCTCGCTCAACCCTCGGTGCTAGGCGCAGTGGCCTAGCGAGGTTGGCTTATCAGCCGGTGATACCGGTGACGATGCCCGACCACGCTGGCGCACGGAACGCCAGTGAGCCGTAGGTGTACGAGCTGATGTCGTACGAGAAGCCGATTTGTGGCCACTCGATAATCATCGAGTCCACCACGTTGTGCGCTTCCACGGTCTGGCTGACGCCGGAGTCGGGGAATGGCAACTGCTTCTGGTGGATGAGCAACGTACCGGCTGGCATAAAGCGGTGGGTGACGAGGTCGAGCATCGTACCCGTGGCTTCGTTGGCAACACCAGTGACCATAGCGCCAACTGCGATACCGTCAGTGCCGGTTGCGTAGTTGAAGCGGTAGGACGTTGAGTTGCCACCCTGCTGCAGGGCCTTGGAGATCGCACGACGAACAGCAGCCGTCGTGAAGATGACCTCGGGGTCAGCCATAGAGCTGTTGAACAGCGACACGAGGGCGTCCTGGATGAAGCCAGC